CACCCTCAAGAGAGTGAGCCCCACACGATGAACAAGAACGACACCATCGCCGCCCTGAAGGCCGAAGTGGACAACATGGTCAGCATCAACGAGTCCCTGCTCTCGGGGCTTATCGAGAGAGACCAGCGCGAGACCGAGCAGCAGGCCGCCGCCGAGTATTGGGAGGCAAAGGCCCTCGATCACGCCATAACGATCCGCCAGGATGCGATCACCCGCGACAAGGCCGTGGACGCCGCCCTGAAAGAGAAGGCTCGGATTGCCGAAGCCGCCACGCTGAAAAACCTCGGCAACGGGCTCATCCACATTGACGACCTGCGGAAGATGATCGACAGCGTCCACACCCACCACCCTGCCGGCGGCAAAAAGACGGTCGGCTTCGCGCTGTCGTCCCGCCCTTCTCCTTCGCGGGTTCAGGCCGCAATCGTGGACATGCTCGAATGCCCGGCACCCGCCGACAAGACGAAGCTCTGGTTTGAGAGCGACGCCGGCCGCACGGACAGCCGCGAGGCATCGCTCTACGCCCACCTCGCGGTTCCATACGCCGCCAGTCACAACGTCGCCGACATCATCGCCCGCTTTGGAAGTGGCGCATGATGCCCGAAGGAATTGTCCGGGCCGACGAGCGCGGGCGGGTCGCTATCGGCCGGTACACCGAGGACGCCGCCGGCAAGTATTTTCGCATTGTCCGCCAGGCTGACGGCAGCCTGGATGTGAGGGAGGTTTCAGAATGAACGGCAACGAAGAGGTCACTGAGACGATCGCCGAGGCTGTCGAGCGGGCAGAGGCGGCCATGATGCGCGCCGGGCTCAGCGCGACCGAGGCCACTGCGGCGATGGAACGTTTGCGCGAACGCTACGAGGACGGCAGGGAGCGCAAGGTGTCTGACCCGACCAGCGGCACCGAGGCGCGCAAGTTGCGCCGCATGAACGAGCGCGCGACTGCCAAGGCCGCCCGGAAGGCGCTCCAGTGAGCCGCGAGATGGCGTCAGGCGCTACCGAGGCGTTCCGGGTCGTCATGGAACGCCTCAACGAGGACGGCACGCCGGCTTCCGCCATCACGCTTGGCCCTTTTGCCACGAGGGGGGCGGCGAAGGGCGCCCGGACTCGTGAGATCAATCTCTGGGTTGGATGGAGCGGTTACGGCAGGACCGCGGGCCGCACGGCAACCGGCCAGCTACAGCACACCGCCTCTAACTGGCAGGATATTGACGAATGAGCTTCGAGGAGTGGATCGCCTTCGGCAAGGAACAGGGTTGGACCGGGCCGGCAGTGTGCGCGACGCACGACGGCACGCCGACCAGTGAGGCCGAAGATGACGAGTCCTGGGATCTGGGCGAGCCGCCGTGCCAGCACATTGTCCGGCTCTACCCGGACCTGGAGACCAAGGCCGCCGTCGAGGCCAATCACGCACCGTCAGTTTGGAGAAAATGAGCATGAGCAAGCCAATCAGCACCACGAAGGCGAAAATGCTTGACCATGATGCGATCCAGACTCGCGCGGAGAGCATTTACGGGCGCCTTGACCGTCCGTTCCCGTTTGCTCTGCTCGGTCACGGCGAGCGTGAGGCGCTGGAAGATGCTGCGGCGGACGAATTGTGGGACGAAAATGCCCTGAATTTCGCGCCGGCAGGGGTTCCTCGCTGGTTGCGCGAAGAATAGTGGTAGCCCGCACGCATTTAGTGCGCTAATCTGTAGTGACGGGGGTGAGGTTCACCCCGAACAACCTTGGAGGAGGGGTTCAACATGATTCAGAGCACAATTTATGCGCTCGCTTGCCTCTGTCACCCAGAGAAGCACATTCAGTATGTCGGCAAGACCGCAATGGGCACTGACACCCGCCGGCGCGGACACTTTCAGGCGGCGGCGAGCGGTTCACACGCCCCCGTCGCCGCCTGGATTCGCACTCACGGCACCGACAACATCGTCTCGGTCACGCTCGAAACGCTCCCGGACGCAGCCACCGATGGCGACCTGTCCGACGCGGAAGGCACCTGGATTCGCATGATCCGCGGCGCCGGGTTCAACCTGCTCAACGTCACCGTGCCGGACGGAGGCCGCATCACCAACCGGTCGCTGCCGCCCACCCTCATGCCGCCCCGCACGCCCGCCTTCGATGGGCTCCTGTGGTAGACCAAGTCGAGGTTGGCGATTACGTCCTGTACTGCCACGGCAAAGTTCACTGGATGGTGGAAGCCATTCAGGGCTACGTGTTCATCATCCGTTCCGGGCAGACCGGCCGCCGCGCCAGCGCATACGCGAGAGATCTTCAGGTTTACCGTAAATGGAACCACGCGGAGCTGGCCGCATGATCGTCGGCAAGCGCACCTCCCCCGAACTCACCAGAGCGCGCGCGGTCCTCGGCCACGCTACTGCCGCCCTGGCCAGCATGGAGGACAGCACCGACCCTGACGCGGAAGGTATCGGCCAGGCCCTCCACGACACGATTCAGCTTTTACTCCCGTACCGCCGCGCTGGACGCGAGCCCGCGGACCCCGGCGCCAGCCCGATCGGCATTCGCTTCTGCCGCACCTGCGACCGGCCCATACGGCCCGCCGGCGTCAAGGCTGCCGACGCCCCCGGCACGATGCAGTGGGGAGCCAGGGGCGAATGCAACCGGTGCGCGCGCGCCACGCGGGAAGGTCAGGGCGGCCGTGCCGCTCGGGACCGCCAGCTAGAAATCGCCTTGGCCTCAATGGACAAGATGGACGCCGACAGTCAACGATCGAACGGACACGACGCATGATCACCCAGAGCACTTTCAAGACAGACGATGTCGTAATCCGCACCGGGGCAGCGAGCCCCAATGAATTTTTGGAGATCGGTTCGGTAATCAGCGTCTATCTGGGCACCGTGCAGGTGAAGTGGTACAAGGGCGAGCGTGAGAACCTGCACCAGTCCAAGCTTCAGCACCACCCTTTGCGCCCCGCCGTTGACGCGGACGACCTCAAGATGGTGGCCGGCCTTGGCAGCACGCTTGGCCTGGCTGCCGATTCGGCCGGCGCCGCCCTCGCCGTAAAGCTGGTCCAGTTCGACGTGGTCAACAAGGCCGAGCACTACAACGTCCATCCATCTGGCGTGGAATGCATCGACATCATCCGTCACCACGACCTCGACACGGGCGCCGCCATGAAATACCTGTGGCGCTGTGGCCTCAAGCCTGACGCTGGCCTGTCCGTGCGGGCGAAAGAGATCCAGGATCTCGAAAAAGCCGCCTACTACATCAACGATCGCATCACCCACCTGAAAGGCCTCAACAAATGAGCTACGAACCTAAACTCGGCACCGTCTTGGTGCTCGGCACTCCCGAATATCAAGCCGCCATCGACCGCACGCACGCTATGGCCGCGCGTGACGCCGCCGCAGAAACCGAGGCTGCCGCATGATCGTCGGGCTTATGGTCTATGCCGGCATCGCGCTCCTGGCCAACGGGCTCGGGTTCATGTCGGACGCCTCGACAGACGAATACTGGATGCTCCTGGGCGGCGCAGTTGCCCTAGGTGTGGCCGCCGGTACCGCCACGCGGGCGGTGACCAAATGAAGCAACCCACGTTCATTAGCGCGCTAAACGTCGACTTGCTGGAGCACATGGCGTCGGACGCCATCGTGGCCCGCCGCGCCCGTGTCAGCACCAACGGCGCCCTCGTGCCGCCCAAGGCCAAAGATGCCGGCCTCATCGGGATGCTCATGCGTGACCGCCACGGGCTGCCGTTTGAGCACTGCGTCTTCTCCTTTGAGATTCACTGCCCCATTTTCGTCATGCGCGAACTAATGCGCCACCGCATCGCCAGCTACTCCGAGGAGAGCGCGCGCTACCGCCAGCTTGAGCCGGCGTTCTACGTACCGGATGCCGACCGCAAACTCGTGCAGACGGGCAAGGTGGGCGCGTACCACTTCGAGGCCGGCAGTGCAGAGCAAGTCATTCGTGCCAACTTTGCCATTCGCACAACATCGCTCGCCGCCTACGCGGAATACGACAGGATGCTCGTCAACGGCATCGCCCGCGAGGTCGCCCGCATGGTCCTGCCGGTGAACATCTACTCGACCGTTCACATGACGATCAACGCGCGCTCGCTGATGAACGTTCTCAGTCTGCGCGTGATCGACTCGGATTCGACGTACCCGAGCTTTCCTCAGTGGGAGATCGAGCAGGTGGCGCGTCAGATGGAAGAAGCGTTCGCCGAGAAGATGCCGGTCACGCACGCCGCCTTCGTGAAGGCTGGACGGGTGGCACCATGACCGTCACCATCGAGGCGGCCGTAGGAGCGATTCTGGAGCGTCGAGATCCTGAGATGTCATTGGTCGCCGGCCCCAACGCGGAATTCATCACACCGGGCGCCCAGGCCGTCGTGGACGGCAAGGTGGCCTGCACCGTGCTGCGTTGCTACGAGGACAGCGCCCTCATCATGATCAGCACATTGCGCACCGTCGTGCAGATCAGCCGGCTCCAGGTGGTGACCTAGTGTGGCGCTGGGCCATCCCACGGGTGGCGTACTTCTTCTCAGGCTGCGCGGTCACCTACGTGCTGATCACCGCCGGATAGCATGAACAAAGCCCCCTCCGATTCACGGAGGGGGCTTTTGTGCGCAGGGGGTCAGGCGGGGACTAGCTCGCCTCGCTCGAACACTGGATCTTCGATGAGTCCATAGCATTCTTTCAGGCCGTTCATGAAATCTGCCCGGTCGAACTCATACCAATCCCCATGTGGCCCCAGCATGAAAACTGAATTGGGGCACATGACGTTATTGGCGTCGATGGAGAACGTACGCCCCCCATCGACTTCTTGAAACGAGTACATTATCTCCTCCTAGCTGTGAAACAGCAGAACGCTGTGTATACCAATCGTAGGTTAGACACGTCCATCCGTGCCCCCACTTATGGGCACTTGCGGTAACAGTCCAATATCAATATTCTTTGTAAACGAGCCACTCATTAGGTGTCTCTTTAGCCCATAAAATGAAGGAGGACATCGTGGCAACCGCAACGAAGAAGGCCCCAGCTACCCCGACCGAGAGCGCCCTGCCCACCATCGACGCCACGCCCACCGCGGCGCCGATCATTAGCGGCTACGACACCGACCTGCGGTTCTACGCCTCCAAGTACAAGCAGGGCGGCCGTGTTGTCTACGGCCTGGACCTGTCGCCGGTGGAGATCGCCGCGCTCATTTCCGAGCCTGACCCGCTCACCCCCTCCCCCGGCAACCGCGCCATCCGGCCGGCCCACGCCATCGGCTTCGGCAAGTACATCCGCGAGCACAGTCAGTGGATCGCGCCGGCCATGATCCTGCGCGCCCCGGCCATCTTCCACTTCGACACGATCGCGGAAGTGAACGGGGCCGAGTTCGGCTATGTCAGCTTCCCGCGCCTCTCCCTCATGGACCTACACATCCTGGACGGCCAGCACCGCATCCTCGGCATCCACCTCGCGCTGAAAGGGATCGCCGGTGACCTGGACAAAGCTCGCTCCGACCTGGCCAGCGCGCGCCGCGTCGAGCCCACCGGCAAGGCTGTCGCTCTCGCTCGGGGCCGAATTAGTGAGCTAGAGAAGCAGCGCAAGCGCCTCTCCGACGAGCGAATTACGGTGCAGATCTTTGTCGAAGAAGACATGACCGCCTACAAGCAGATGTTTTTTGACATCGCCGACAACGCGCTGGGCATCACGGCGAGCGTCAAGACGCGCTTCGACAACCGCAAGGTCGTCAACCGTGCCTACGGCCTCACGCTCGGCCACCCGCTCCTCACCGGCCGGGTGGACCCGGAAGGCGACCGCATCGGCCGCGGCTCGCCCTACATGATGGGCGCCAAGCACCTCGTTGAAATCATCCGCATCCTCAAGGTGGGGCTCAACGGTCGGATCAGCCGGCGCAACGAGGATGAGTTCAAGGAGCGCGACATGGCCGACGCGGCCAAGAAGTTCCTGACCGTGACGCAGAAGGCTTTCCCGCAGTTCGAGGCTCTCACTCTCGGACAGCTCCCGCCGGACACGCTGCGTAAAACCAGCCTGCTCGGGTCCATCCTCATGCTGCGCGTGCTCGCCGGAACGTACTACGAGCTTGTCCACAAGCACGCTTTCAATGACACGCTGGCCACCGAGTTTCTGGCCCGCCTGGCGCCGCACATGGCCGGGCCGGTCTACGAGGAGAGCATCTGGATGAAGGAGGCTCCGCGCGACCTGTTCACGCTGGGCGGGATGGCGCCGCACGGTCGCCGGCAGGATCTTGAGCTGCTTCAGAACACGCTCATTGCGTGGGCGATCGAAAAGCCGGCGTTCCTGGATGAGCCGCCGGCACCGCGGCCGACGCCCGAAGGCGAGGACGAGGAGCTTGACTACGGCTCGGGTTACACCGTCATTGGCGCCGCGATTCCCGAAGTGGCCAAGTAGCCTGTAGAGTTGGCCGAAAGCCCCACGTCTCCCCCCGGACGTGGGGTTTTTTGCTGCCCATCTTCCTGTGAGTTTGCTGATGATAAGCTGAACGCTATGGACATCGCACCCCGGCCCGCCAACAAGATTGACGACAAGATCCTCCAGCTCGCCGACAATCACAGCCCCGAAGAAATCAGTCGCGCGCTCGGCGGTGTCATCTCGCCGGCCAAGGTCGCTGCCCACACCCAGACCCTCCTCAAGTCGAAGAACTGGCTCACCGCGGCCCAAGAAGACGCGCTGATCAGCTACAAGATGAAGCGCATCCTGCTCACGCTGGAAGGCCGCTTCATGGACAACGACAACTTTTCGGCGCGCCTGAAACTGCTCAAAGAGATCGGCGGCCGACTCGACAAGCGCGAGACCGCCAAAGACGCCGACCTGAACAAGCTCTACAACAACCAGGGCCGCATCATGGGCCAGGTTGTTGACCTGGCGCTCACGTTCATGAAAGGCGCCCTGCGCAAAGAGATCGACGCCGACCAGTGGGATGCCCTCGTGCAGGAGGCGCTGCGTAACGCGCAGGCCGAAATTGCCAAGCACGAAGCGATAGACGAATAATGCTCGATAGTGCCGTATTCGATACGGCGATGGCCGAGATTTCCGACCGCTCCCGCAACCGCCTGTACCGGACGGACTTCCTCGCGTGGTCATCCGACGTGCTCGGGCGGCGCTACTACTCGAAGATGAACGAGATCGCCACGGCGATCACCACCCCGACCAACGGCAAAATCCGCACCGCCGTGAAAAGCTCCAACGGTGCCGGCAAGTCGTTCATTCTCTCCGACATTCAGACGTGGTGGGTGTCCGCGTTCCCCGCCGACGAGGCGCTGGCTATCACGTCCGCCAACGGCCGCGACCAGATCGAGCGCGTCGTCTACAAGATGCTGAAAGACAACTGGGGCTACATGGCCTCCCAGCACAAGCTCGGGAAAGGGCCGGCGCCGCTCGGCTGGATCTCCGAGAAGCTGGAATGGAATTACGACAAGCCGGACGGGTCCGGTAAAGGCACGGTCGCATTCGGCAAGCGCCCCGCCGACCAAGACATTGTCTCCAGCTTCCAGGGGACACGAAAGCGCCGCACGTTTGTCGGCTTCGATGAAATGGGCGGGCTGCCCGAAGACCTGTTCACCGCAGCCGAGGCCGTGCTCACCGGTGACGAGTCCCGGTTTGCCGGCATCGGAAACCCTGACCGCCGCGCCACCCCCTTCCACCGCTTGTTCACCGACTCGCGCCAGGCCGACGAGTGGAACCTGTTCACGATCAGCGCCTACGACCTGCCGACAATGACCGGCGAAATCGTCTACCCGAACGACAGCCAGAAGCAAGAAGCCATGATGAAAGGGCTCACGTCCCGGCGCTGGATCGAGCACAAAGAGCGCGCGTGGCGCTCCTCCACCGGCAAGCCTGACGCGCGCTTCCTGGCCAAGGTGCTCGGCGAGTTCCCTGGCGAGACGGACAACTCCTTCTTCCCCGAAGATGACGTGACCCTCAGCCATGAGACCAACATCGACATCGCCGGCACGTCCACCGTCATCGGCGTCGACCTCGCGGCGATGGGTGAGGATGAGTCGGTCGTGTATGTGAACCGCGGCGGCCACATCCGGCTGTTCGACAAGTCGATCAAGTACGACGACGGCGGCAACGAGCGCAAGACCACCGGCGTGTGGGCGAAAGAAGATGAGGTGACCAGCGCCCGGCGCATCCATGCGATAGCGACGTATCTGGGCGCCACGGAAGTGCGCGTGGACGCGGCCGGGCTCGGTGGTGGTGTCGCCACCATGCTGTACCGCTTGGATGAATTCAACAACAAGTGCTACGTCGTCGTCCGCAGCGTCGGCTCCGAAATGTCTGCCGACCGCAACAAGTGGCACAACGCACGCGCGCAAAACCACGACAACCTGAAATCCCTCATGCACGAAGGCCTCATCGACCTGGACCCGGACGACACCCACCTGAGCGACGAACTGCTCATCATCACCTACGACTTCGACAAGCGCCGGGCTGTGCAGATCACCAGCAAGTACGACATGAAGGGTGCGCTCGGCGGCTCCCCTGACCGGCTGGACGCCGTGATCAACGCGGCCCTGGACACGAGCCCGCTGGTCAATGACCCGAACGGGCACCTCAACAAGGGCGATCATGTGAACATGGACCCCTGGGATGTTATGGATTCGGAGCGGGGTGGACCCGGCTATCCCATGTAAAGCTGGGAAAAGGCTGAAATAAGCCTGTAAACTAGCTGAATGGCCTCTAAAACATTGCAACTCGGCGAAGCGCAGAAAAACGCCGAAGCCCACATCCTCCGCGAGACGGTCTCCGATCTTGTCGACCAGAACACCACCTTGCAGGAAGGCCTCGATCAGGTCACGGCGATGTTTGCGCGCGAAGACATGGGGTGGCTCAAACA